AGATATAGCTTTAATGTTATTGGAAGTTGATCCCACTACTGACCTCTAGATAAAGCCATCTGATAGAGAACAGAAATTTCTCCAGTGGTATCGTATGGAAGTAATGCTGCAAGCGTATCTGAAAGTTTACCTTCTGCTGGTTGCATAGGCGCAGGCATAGTTGCAATATCTTCACCTGGTCGGGTTGATGGAGCAAACATCTCCACCATTGGCTCTGGCTTTTTAACTGCTTGAGCAATATCTGATACTGGTGCAGGTCTTGCAGATGGGGCTGCTTTAGTTGCAGCACCTGCAATCTGCTCTGCCATTGCCTTGCGATCACCGTAGTTTTCTGACGGTGGTAAATCTTCACGTACGGAGAACTTACCTGGACCGCCAATTTGTAATGGGCTATCTACCATCGGTATCCTCCTCTATTGTTTCTAAATCGTTTGAAAATTGTTCCCAAGCTTTGTTTACTTCTGTATTTCGATTAGCGTTATAGACAGCTATCTCCATCAATTCTTCTGTTGCTGTATGTACAGAACTTGCAACATTATGTACAAAACCTGCAAGCACTACTAAAAAATCAGCGAAGTGCACTGAGCGTGGAACCTTGTTATTATCCACGCCCAGTACCTCCGTTAATTAAAATTTACTTAGCCCTTCTTTACTGCTGTACCTCTTTGACCTGCTGGAGTTGTTCCAAAGTATACCTGGCCGCCTGCTGGCTTTGAGGTATCCTTCTTGCCTTCAACTGGCTTTGACATAGGTGCTGCTGCACGTGATCCTTTATTCATTTTACACCTCCCTCGTTTATGCTGCGCCGCTAATGGAAGCTAGCAGGGTTGCTATATCTGGACGTTGTTCTGGACCAGCAGCAGGGGCCGCTCCGCCTTGTTCTGGAGTTGGCTGCGAGGCAGGTACGGGGGCCGCACCTGCTGCTGGAGTTCCTGGTACCCCTGGCATCATAGGCATCTCTGGGGCTGCTGGTTGTTCTTTAGGTGCAAATGCTTTTTCAATAACTGTTTCTAACTGAAGACCCTTTTGACGGCCTTGGATAACTTGTGCAAGACGGGAGATAATCTCACTAGGGTCTTGACCTTGCGCTGCCAACGCTGGAATGGCTTGAGCATACTGAGCAACAGCCACCCGCAGAGAATCGCGCATTTCTTCGATGTCAACACGTTGTTCCTCCTGCGTCACATTAAGCTCCATAGGAATCTCACGACGTACATAGTCACGAGATACGAGTTTATCGCTACGCATTTGTAGTAGAGCGATGATTGCACGGTTTGGATCCATACCAGACATAATGCCGTAACGGACATCTACGCCGTAGTTACCTGCAATCTGCTTTGATGGGATGTACTTCATATTGAATGGAGTACCGTCATCAACGCCCTTGATTTCCTTTGGCATATTACCAAAGATCTTCTCGTCTACTTCAAAGCATAGAGATACTAGGTCAGTAAAGAGACGAGCAAATTGTGCTTGCGCTGCCTTGATCTGTGTGTCAAAGCCAGCTTGTAACGCTTGTACGCCACGACCTGTGACGATAGATGCGTCAATGTTTCCTGAACGGGTCTCAGGATAGCGAGCACCTGTACGCAGTTCGCGCTCTAGTACACCTGATTCTGTAAAGACACCAGCAGGTAGTTCTAGTGGAACACGACGAATACCTTGTGGATTAGCAGAACGCATAATCGCATCAGGACCAAGTGCAAGTTCTTGCACATCTTGTGGGATAGCAATAGGTGCTTGGATAGATTTCTCTGCTGCTTGGATCTGCAGTACTGCAAAGCGAGCACGAGCAAGTTGCACTGACAAGATGTCATCAAACTGTCCACGTGCTTCACCGTCAATAGATGAGCGCATTGCAACACCTGCTAGACACTTGCCTACTGGGTTAGGTGTATTAGATAGAACTAGGTTCTTGCGCTCAGGTAAAAAGATAAGATCTTGGTCTTTGTCGTGGTAGCGAACTAGAGACACATAAGGTGAGCCTTGACCATATTGGTTGTTAGGCATAATCTCATTAGCAAACTCTGGGTACTGAGCTGCAAGGCTTTCTGCATCTGTCTCAATTATTTGCGAGATCGAGAGGGTACGACCAAATCTATCAACTTCAGGATATACACCAAAAGGATTAAGCAGACGTATTCTCGGATTATTGGTTTCATAGTCCATTTCGATAATTGCTGGGAGCATACCGTAGGTGTTGAACCAGTCAGCACCTGTGTACATCTGAATTTGTAGTTCAGATCCAGTGACATAAAAGTTTGCAATGCGTGTACGAGTATCAGCAGCTTTACGTGCAGAGTCTGAAACCATATTGGTAGCAGCGCAGTTAAATGATGGCAGGGGTGCCATTACCTCTGCGAGGTCACGAGCTGCGACATCTACGAAGTTAGCAACAAGAGGCTTTGGGTATTCCTCAGAAAACATCGCAGGGTATACCTTGGAGATGTCACCTTGACGCACAGAGAGCACGTCGCGCATTCTCTGGTCACGTGCGGCGTAGCGTGTTTGTAGCCGAGCTACTTTCGCTACAACCTCTTTAGTTGATAACAATGTTTCTCCTTAGATGAATGTACGATCTTTTTCTGCGAGTAGTTCATCAATGTTGACAACTGTTCGCTTGCCCTGTTCGTAACGAGACAGGAATGGATTTTTCATATGGTGGGTAGCGTGAATACCTTGGTTGAGCATCTCACGTGCTCTGATCTCACAGAACCACAGCGCCATCACCATATCGGTCTTACCCTTTGTAGTTGGCGACCAGGTAATCAATTGCTCAATCATCGCCTTAATGTTTTCAGTTTGGTCACTAGGCATATGAATAAGGTTGTCGCGGTGGTGCTTTCCGTCGTGCTGCTTGGTCCCAAACAAAGTTGACATTGATGCAACACCAAAGCCCGAGTCCCACTTGTTGTTGCCAGTATGGTGTTCCCGCAGTAACACTCCTCGAGAGGCCAAGTTTGCACGGATACCTTCATCCTGAGTTAAGAAAGATTGAAACGCATTCTTCTCAACGATCCACTCACTAGGTTGATAGAGCGAAGTCCAGTCAAAGATTAGTTGACGGATTTGAGCAGGTGTTGGCCTAGTAATTTTAATAGCGTCAACGATATAGCGTTTATGGCTAACCCGATCAACAGCGTAACAAACGGCGGCTGTATCACCAACCATAGCGGGATCAAGACCACAAATAAAACTAAAACCGTTCGTATCGCGTGGATGACCAGGGTGGCCAGGAACCAAGCGACCTGCTTTACGCATTCCATCAATAGAACCTCTCACACATACTGGATCAAAGATGGCATCATCTGAGATATCTTGCTGTTGATAGACAAGTGCCCACGTAGAGGCATCCATAGCTTGACGTTCGTTGTAAAGGTTACGACCATTCCATCTAGGATAGAGGCCGTCTTCATTAAGATCTGATTCTTCTTGCCCATCAAATGGGGCATCACTTGCAGGCCAAAGAGTTTCCCACTTGTCGGGGTCTTCGTCCGTTGTCAATAGGGCTGGCATTGCCAGATACTTCCAAGGCACAAGTCCACCTGGGTAGCGATCTGGGTTGCGTAGCTCTCTATAGAGGTCAACTGCTGCAACGCGGGTACCAATGATAATCAATTTACCAGTAGGGTTCAGACGAGAACGTACGTCCTGGGTCAACCACTTGATCTGGCGTTCAAACTCATTGGCGTTTTTCAGAGTAACCGCGTCATCTACAATAATCATATCGGCACGTTTGCCGTAGATCTGACCACCGATACCAACGGCCTCAATGTTCGGGTCCTTTTCACTGGACTCACGAAGCTCATCACCAAAGGTGATGCGGGTAGCCTGCCAGGAGGCAGACTTAGAGTTAAACCCTACGCCAGCAGCATAAGCATTTTGAAGGTTCTCATACATTGGGTGAGTCAAACGCTGCTTGATGGCGTAGAGAAAGTCGGCTGCAAGTTGCTGAGTCTGAGAGACTATCAGCACACGAAAGTTAGGGTTGCGAGCTACCTGCCAGGTTACATAGTCCACTGTGATAGTTATGGACTTGGCGTGGTTTGGCGGGATGTTAATAAGGATACGGTTGTTGGCAAGACCCTGCTCGAACTTCATCGATGGGTGGAGCCAGGAAGGTTGGACACCTTCGATCATATCTACCAGGTTTTGCTGGTGGGGGAAGGTCTTAGAATTAAGGAAGCGTTGGCGGAACTCTGCGAAGGTAATGTCGTGGACATCTCCAGAGGCAAAGGCTTTATCCTTTAGGCCAAGGCGTGTTCTATCAATCTTGTCAGTAAAGATCTTGTCAGTACGTCGGTAGTAATCGTAGGTCTTCATAGACTTGCCAGCCGATAGGCAGGCTTGTTCAATGGTCATACCCTCAGCTACACATCCTAAGATGATTCGCTTTGCTATATCTGCTGAGTTCTCAGCCATTGGAT